TTCCAAATCCATGCTGTTCTTACAGTATAGATGTGAAATTAACTAATTATTTTTACGTAAAAACAACTATTACGCAAAAATTACAACTACTAAGCGCCAGAAACCTATTGGTGGTTTCACGCTTAGTTGCTGTAGGCAAGACCGCCCATGCCAGACATCACGCGGAGAACGTTGTAGTTCGTGGCGTAGATGTAGACAGTCGAGGACGTCGTGGTGCCAACCGAGTTGTTGGACACCGTGAGGAGCAGCGTGGTGTTATCGATACGCGATAAGTTGCACGTGCCGCTGGGCTGGTGCTGCTCAGGCTGGAGGGCGAACGAGTAGACGTTGATGCCAACCGCCGGCACGTTGGTGTGGTGCTGGAACGGCTGGACCTCGTTGAAATAGCGGCCCTCACGAACCTGGAACCGGTCGTGGCCGTTGAGCTGGAGGAGCGCCGTGATGCACGGGTTCTTGCCCGCCATGCCCTCGAAGCGCGTGACGGAGTAGCCCGACTCCAGCACGGACCGGTCCCACCAGTCGCTGAAGTTGAACGGCTGCTGGCCCTTCCACGGGTTGATGATCGTGTCGTCGCATGACACGTACGAGTCGCGCTGGACAACCCACACGAGCTCCTTGCACGGGTGGTTGAAGTTCAGCTTGAGCTTGTTGGAGGAGCTCGTGATGGACTCGCCGCCCGTGAACTGGAGGGTCTCGATGAGGTACTCGTGGGAGACCTGGGCGAACTTGCGGCGCTCGTCCGTGTCGAGGTAGATGTAGTCCACGTAGAGCGACGCGGCCGTCAGGTTGGCGGCGTTGACACGGTCGCGGATCGTGTGGAGGTTGCTCGTGATCTGCGGGGTGATGTCGAAGCACAGGTTGCGGAGGTCGTTGAACTCCAGGTTGATGCGCACCTCGTGGTACTGGAGCGCGATGAGCGGGAGCGCCAGGCCAGGGTTGCGGCAGAACCAGAACTGCAGCGGGATGTACAGGGTGTACTCAGGCGCGCAGTTGAGGACCTCGGGGGAGGAGTTCGGCTCGCCGCCCGCGCAGTCGTTGTCGCACGGCTCGCCGCCCTGGACAAGGAGGTTCGTCAGCTGCGGCACGTTGCCAACCATCTTGGCATAGCCGCCCTGCTTGCCCGGCTCCTGCGTGAGCTCATTCCAGATGTGGAGCCACTGGCCATAGTGCTTGTCGATGCGCTGGCCGCCGATCTCGAGCTCGACGCTCTTGACGAGGTTGTGGCCAACCCAGTTGAGCCAGCGGAACTGCGCACCAGAGCCGTCCGTGGTCTGGAGGGAGACCGACGGGAGCGTCGCCTGGAGGTAGATGCGGTGGATAAGGTCACCGTTGCGCTGGATCGTGCACGTCACACGCTTGCCGAAGCCCGGCGAGCCGTTGAACGGGTTCTCGATGGACTCCATGGCGAAGTTGGTGTGGCGGCGGTAGACCACCTTGAAGAAGGTGATCTGGGGATTGCCCGTGAGGTAAACGTCCTGGGCACCGTAGGCGACGAGCTGCATAAGTCCACCACCAGTCATTTGATTCTATAACCCTTAGAAAGAAAAAATTCTGAAGAAGTGCCGGAATGGCGGAAAAAGGAAACTTTTCACGGACAGCTGCGTTCCGACTTTCAAGAAGAGGTCGGTCTAAACAAAACCACTCAAAACCTATAAGATTCATAGATAATGTCAACAGGTGATGCGTTTTTTAAGATACGTCCCACGAAGCGGAGTAATCCAGAGGCGAGAACGACCCTGGATACCGTCCACCAGGTACAGCTTGGTGCTATGATTGATCGTGAGAAGCAGGTTGGCGAGCTGGAAGAGAATCTGAATACACTTGAGACCAGCCTCTCCGCAGTCACCGATGATGTACAGTACGAAGTCGTAGAGCAGCAAATTAAGTCCCTTCAGAAGGAGATTCATAAGCGGCGGGGTGGTAACGAAGTCTATGACTACTTCTTAAATGCTGGAGAACTCCTCTATCAGTATTACGATGTCCAAGAGAAGATTAATAATGGAGCAGAGGGCGTTCTGAAAAGCTCGACCTACAAGGTAAAACCTGGTGATATTCTGAGTTCTCTCCAGGCGGCGGGTGAGCCTGTTCTTCCCAATCAACCCGTTGGTGAGCGCCTCCGCCGTGATAAAATCCTAGAGACTTATCTCCAGAAAGTGGATCCTGAACACGCAAGAGGAGTAACGGAGGTGCTGAATGATCCCTATGGCGAATGCGAAGATTGCGAGATAGAGATGATTTTCAGCCAGAACGAGGCGCTGTTTACCTGTCCCAAATGCGGATACCAGGAGTTCGTTCTTATTGATTCTGACAAGCCGAGTTACAAGGACCCGCCTCGTGAGGTTTCGTACTACGCATACAAGCGCATCAACCATTTCAACGAGTGGCTGGCGCAGTTCCAGGCGAAGGAGAGCACGGAGATTCCTTCCACAGTCTATGATGAGATTGTGGAAGAGCTCAAGAAGGAGCGCATCTCGGATTATAGCAGCCTGAAGCCGAGTAAAATCAAGGAGATTCTGCGGAAGCTGCACTATAATAAATATTATGAGCACGTCCCTCATATTCTGAATCGTCTGAATGGTGAGACGGCGCCTGTGATGTCGCGTGAAATAGAAGAGAAGTTGCGATTCATGTTCAAGGAGATCCAGCCGTCTTTCCAGGCGCACTGCCCCAAGGGCCGCAGTAATTTCCTCTCCTATTCCTATGTTCTCTACAAGTTTTGTGAACTCTTAGAGCTGGACGAGTATTTACCCTGTTTTCCTTTACTGAAAAATAGGGACAAACTGTATGTCCAAGACAAGATTTGGAAGTTGATTTGCCAGGATTTGGCATGGCAGTACATTCGGTCTATTTAACCTGGTTAGACCTTCTTTGGCAACGACTTCTTGACCATAGCGCGCACATCGTCCGAAATAGAAGAAATCACAGATGCCGCAATACCCCTCTCAAGATTTTGGAAACCCTCGGCGGGCGTAATCTTGTTTGCCGTCAGCTCGGCGCGTACAAGAGCCTTGATATCATTCGCAAGACGCCCCTTTACGATGTCAACAACCTTGTCCTGATTTGCGCAGGTGGAAGCACCTGAGGCGGTCATCACTGGCATGTCAGTGTTTAGTTGGTCCGTCTTGAAATTTGGGTCGGCCGCATTGAACTTGGGCTGGGTGGAGGCTGTGCACTTATCAGCATTAACCGCATAGTTTCTATCTGAGCATGCCTTTCCAAGAGGTAGGCCGAAACGGTCGGACATAACGCATTTGCCAATATCAGTGCACCAACCACACTTGTTGTTATCTACACACGTACCACAGGCAGTAAGCTCGGCGCAGGAGAGGCACTTTCCTGTCGTCTTATTCCAGTTGCAGTCCGCCGTATTGTCGCACGCCTTATCAACCTTGATAGCTGTGCATACGTTCGTATCCTGAAAACCCTCTAGCTGCAGGCCGCCATTTATAGCGAGGAGGCAGGCAAAGAGGAGGAGAGCTATTCCTAGAAGAATCGGGCCAACCATTCTAATAAGAATGTATGATTCTTATTACCATATGAACTGAAAAATAAGGAAGCTCCCTGAGCTTCTTTATTTTTAAGATTCATCGGTTAATCTGTCGTGGGACATAAAAAAATAAAGAAGTTAAAACTTCCTTATTTTTTAGTCACGGCGGTAGATTTATCTCCGTTTATTGAGCTTGCGCGTCTTTCTTTGTTTTTTCTTCCCTCCTTCTACTATTTTTGTAAATACAATGAATGAACCGAGCTTATATTTTAATGGCCATGTACCCTTCTTTATTGCGTTAGTCTTCCTTGTCAATAATCTTCCATTATTATTCCAGACCCAAATATCATTATCTTTTATAACATCATCTCGTTCTTGGTATGCAACAATAGGAAATGATATTTGAGCATCATTCTCTTTAAAAAAAGAAATTTCCCATTTTCCTATACCATGTATACTATTAACTAGGTCTTGAACTTTTGAAATTGTCTTTTCGCCTTTACCGGAAACTCTTGGAAAAATTACTTTTCCCCCATTCTCAAGAACCCGATAGGAACCTGATAAAATGTGGAGAAGTGTATCAAGGCTATATGACCATTCCTCATCGTCTGAATTCTTGTTGAACTCAATAACTCGATATACAGGACAGAAAGCCGCATACACATAAAGTTTAGAATTGGATTCTATCTTATCCCACGTGCTCTCTTTGCACTCAGGATCTACATATTGAACCTCGGCTCCCAGAGGGCGAGTCATATCACCATTGATGATATGATATAATTGTTTATGTTTTTTACAGTGACATACGACTACTAGGTCACGATCGTCCATCTATTTACCGTTGGTGATTTAATAGAGGCCAGAACCTGTCATTCTTATAAGATCTCGATTGACAATTTGGGGGTAGATATATTTGAAATAGTAGGCATCCTCTTCTGTCGGAACATGACTTGTTCGTAACTGGACCATCGTTCCAGGCGAGGTTGCGCCGAAGAATCCTTCTGTGGTCCGGGTAAGCACAAGTGCAATAAATAAGAGGACGAGCGCAGCTATGATTATCTTCATCTGAGTTTTATAGATATATTATTACATATCTATAAAAAACACATTAAGAAATTATATGTTAGTGGACTAATTTAAGAAAGATTATACCGCACCGCACCGCTTACGCCTACGCACGCACCGCTTACGCCTAC